ATTGTAATTTATTAATTTATAAATAAATATAGATTTCATACAGGAAAATCGGAGAGTTCAAATGTCTCGTGGTACACAATTACAAGAAATGGAAGTAGGCACAAAGCAATCCAAAACTGCCGTTAACGCAGGTGCAAAGCCAGCCGAATCAATGCCATCTCTTTCGGGAAATATTCCACCAGGTCAAACTGGTAGTTGGGAAGACCTAGGTGGTCCTACCCCCGAAAACTATAAGGCTGATGATGATTCGGCAAAGTTAAAAACTCCAGGCGCATCTCTTAAGCAGGTTAAGGATGTTGTAACCAAAAATGCCAAACCAGCTGAAGCAATGAAGTCCATGAAGGAAGAGGAAGAACTCGATGATGAAGATCTCATCGAAGAAGAAACCGATGAGGAAGAAGTAGAAGCAGAAGCAGAAGCAGAAGCAGAAGGTGAAGATCTAGAAGATGGTGCTGAGGAAGAAGAGGTTGTAGAAGAAGAGTTTAGCATTGAAGAAGATGTTAATGCTCTTATCGAAGGAGAAGATCTTTCGGAAGAGTTCAAAGAAAAGGCAAAGACCATCTTTGAAGCTGCAATTGTTTCTAGAGTCAATCAAGTAAAAGAAGAAATCGAATCTCTTTACGAAGAGAGACTTGCAGAAGAAGTACAAGAAATCGCAGAAGCTCTTTCAGAGCGTGTAGATTCTTATCTTGAGTATGTTGCTGATGAGTGGTTCGCTGAGAACTCACTCTCTATTGAGAAGGGTCTGAAGGAAGAGTTAACCGAATCCTTCATGACCGGTCTGAAAGGACTTTTTGAAGAACATTATGTATCAATCCCTGAAGATAAATATGATGTGCTTGAGAGCATGGTAGAAAAACTTGATGAAATGGAGACAAAACTCAACGAGCAAATTGAGAAGAATGTTTCCCTAAACAAGCGTCTCGCAGAGTCGGTTGCTAACGGAATCTTCGATGAAATTTCTGAAGGTCTTGCAGACACTCAGAAAGACAAGCTCGCTTCACTTGCCGAAAGTGTTGAGTTTGAAAGTGAAGAAGAATATCGTGAAAAACTGGGGACTCTAAAGGAAGCATATTTTCCTTCAAGAACAGTATCTCCATCAGCTAAAACTGAAACTCTATCGGAGAGTGTAGACGTTGCACCAGAGCATGTCTCAGATTCAATGTCTGCCTACCTGAAGACCCTTTCAGCATTTGGCAAATAATTGAATTTAATATAATTCAAACCCAAAAAACGAACACTTAGTAAAAGGTAAAACGCAAATGTTCCATTCAGAGCATCTGCAGGAAAAGTGGGCACCTCTTCTGGACTATAATGGTCTAGATCCAATCAGAGATTCTCATCGTAGAGCGGTAACCGCTGTCCTGCTAGAAAACCAAGAAAAATTCCTCAGAGAAGAGCAAGCATTCCAGGTCGGTAATCTTTCCAACCTGATGGAAGCTCCAACCAACGCTGTTGGTAATGGTGGTTATACTTCCTCAGGTGGTTCAACAACCGTTGCTGGTTTTGACCCTGTTCTAATCTCACTCATCCGTCGTTCAATGCCTAACCTGGTCGCTTATGACCTGGCTGGCGTTCAACCAATGAGTGGTCCTACTGGACTCATCTTCGCAATGCGTTCCAAGTACACCTCACAGGGTGGAACAGAAGCATTCTACGACGAAGCAGATACCACCTTCTCCGGTCAAAACGCTGCTAGAAGCCTCACTTCAGGTTTCAGCGCAACCAACGCTGGTATGGGTACTACTACCCAAGCAGGAACCAACCCTTCAGTTCTTAACCCAGTTTCTAGCGCATCTTCAACCGCGTATAACGTCGGTCAAGGTATGCGTACAGACGCTGCTGAGGACCTCGGAGACGGTTCTGGCGAGTTCAACGAAATGGCTTTCTCGATTGAGAAAGTCACCGTTACTGCAAAGTCACGCGCACTGAAAGCTGAGTACTCACTAGAGCTTGCTCAGGACCTCAAGGCAATCCACGGTCTGAATGCTGAAGCGGAATTAGCAAACATTCTCTCAACTGAGATTCTTGCTGAAATCAACCGCGAAGTTATCAGAACCATCTACAAGGTTGCTGAGCAAGGTGCTGTTCAGAACGTTGCAACTCCTGGTATCTTTGACCTCGACGTTGACTCCAACGGTCGTTGGTCTGTTGAGAAGTTCAAGGGTCTGCTGTTCCAAATCGAAAGAGATGCGAACGCAATCGCTCAGAGAACTCGTCGTGGAAAGGGCAACATCATCCTCTGCTCTGCAGACGTTGCTTCCGCTCTAACCATGGCAGGTGTTCTTGATTACACCCCTGCACTCAACGCTAACCTGAACGTTGATGATACCGGCAACACTTTTGCTGGTACTCTGCAAGGTAAGTACAGAGTATACATCGATCCATATTCTGCAAACCTCACTTCAGGTAATGCAACTCCTGGTAACCAGTACTACGTTGTTGGTTATAAGGGTTCTTCACCTTATGACGCAGGTCTGTTCTATTGCCCATACGTTCCTCTCCAAATGGTTCGTGCCGTTGGTGAGAACAGCTTCCAGCCCAAGATTGGCTTTAAGACCCGCTACGGCATGGTTGCAAACCCATTTGCCGAAGGAACCTCACAGGCTCTTGGTGCTCTTACTGTTAACGCTAACCGTTACTACAGAAGAGTTGCTGTTAAGAACCTCATGTGATTTAATTCACAAATATATCTTAGGGGGTCCTTTTGGACCCCCTTTTTTATCTAAATAAAATATACGCTAAAATATAAAAGATGAAACCCACTCCAAGACAATCTCAAGAAATTAACAAAAACTATGAGAAAGTCGTTGAGCATTTAATCAAAGAAGGTTATGCTGACGATAAAGATTCTGCAGATAATATTATTAAAGGAATGAGTGAATCTTGGTATGATATTATTATTTCAGAGTAATTAATTAGATGGCATCAAAATCTGGGTCTAGACCCTCTCAAATTGAAAATAGAAATTTTCTCTCACCAACTGGGTTTAAATTTATCTTAAAAAGAAGTCCTAAAGTTGCTTTCCTTTGCAATCAAGCAAACGTACCAGATATTACTCTAGGTATTGCAAAACAACCAACCTACTTAAAAGATATTGATATACCAGGAGATAAACTAGTTTTTGGTGATTTAAATTTAAGATTTTTGGTTGATGAAAATCTCGAAAACTATATGGAAATTCAAAAATGGATGAGAGGATTAGGTTATCCAGAAAGTGTGCAAGAATATAGAAATTTAAATGCGGAAGGACTAATTCAGGGCAATTATTCAAATGACCGACAAAACATATATTCAGATGGAACTTTACAAGTATTAAGTAGCAATTTAATTGCAAAGTTTCAAGTTTCATTTAAAGATCTTTTTCCATATTCATTATCAACAATTACTTTTGATGCAACTAACACTGATATTGAATACTTTACAGCAGATGTAAGTTTCAAGTATACTATCTACAATATGACAGATTTAAGTGGTAATCCTTTATGATTGTTGATCTTGATAAAATTCAAGAAATGTGGGAGAAAGATTCAAAAGTAGATCCAGATAATTTACATACAGAGTCTTTAAATATTCCAGTTCTTCATGCAAAATACTTTGATTTATATAATACCATCTTTCTTTTAAGAAAAAAAGCAGAGCAACAAAGAAAAAATATTCGACACGAACGATATGAGTATTATTCTGGAAAAGCAGATCCTGATGTTTATGTGGAAGATCCATTCCCTAAAAAGATTCGTGACAAAGATACGATGCAGAAATACTTAGACGCTGACGAAAGACTGTCTACAATCTGTTTAAAGATTGACTACTATGACACGATGCTTGTTTATATTGAAAGCATCTTAAAGATGATACAGAACAGAACCTATCAGATTAAAAATGCTATTGAGTTTATGAGATTCAACTCTGGACTGGGGTAAATAAATATTCATAGATGCATGAGACATCGTGAATACAACAGATCTTGTTATTTCTAAATCAAACGAAGTATTTCTAAAAATCAATACACAACCTCATATTGAGTATGAACTGCGGGATCACTTTAAGTTTGAAGTCCCTGGCGCAAAGTTTATGCCTCAGTATCGTAGTAAGTATTGGAATGGAGAGATTCATCTATATGATATGAGATCCAAACAGATCTATGTTGGACTCTTAGATAAAATCGTTAACTTCTGTGAGCAATACGGATACACTTATAAATTTGAGGATAATAAATTTTACGGACAACCTTTTGAAATTAATGAAGGGATTTCGTATGAGGGCGTGAAAGATTACATGCAGTCTATTTGCTCTCACTCACCTCGTCCATATCAAGTAGAGGGAGTATACGATGCTCTAAGACATAATCGAAAGCTATTGATAAGTCCCACTGCATCAGGCAAATCTCTGATGATTTATTCGTTAGTAAGATACTATGTTGATAAGAACGAAAAAATACTTTTAGTTGTTCCCACGACATCTTTGGTAGAGCAGATGTATAAGGACTTCCAAGATTATGGTTGGGATGCTGAGTCATATTGTCATCGTATCTACTCTGGTAAAGAAAAAACAAATGAGTTTCCAGTTACAATTACAACTTGGCAGTCAGTCTATAAACTAGAACGTTCATTTTTTGAAGACTATGGTGTTATTATAGGTGATGAAGCACATTTATTCAAGTCTAAATCTTTGGTGCAAATCATGACTAAACTACATCATGCTAAGTATCGTTTTGGATTTACTGGAACTCTGGATGGAACACAAACACATAAATGGGTATTGGAGGGATTGTTTGGTCCATCTTACAAAATTACAAAGACTGATGAACTCATGAGGCAAGGACATCTTTCTCAACTTGATATTCAGTGTATTGTTCTTAAACATTTACCACAGAAATTTGAGACTTATGAAGATGAAATACAATATCTAATATCACACGAACAAAGAAGTAACTTTATTAAAAATCTCTCTTTAGATCTTAAAGGAAACACTTTAGTTTTATACAGTCGTGTAGAAACTCACGGAGCAATACTCTACGAAAAGATAAATACTAATAAGCAAAACAATCGTAAAGTATTTTTTATTCACGGTGGAGTTGATGCTGAGGAGAGAGAACTGGTAAGAGAGATAACTGAGAGGGAAAATAACGCAATTATTGTTGCCTCTTATGGAACTTTTTCTACTGGTATCAATATTAAAAATCTCCATAATGTTATCTTTGCCTCACCAAGTAAATCAAGAATCCGCAATCTTCAAAGCATTGGACGAGTTCTTAGAAAAGGAAAAGACAAAGTAAAAGCAACACTTTATGACATCGCTGATGATTGCTCAAATAAATCCAGAAGAAACTACACCCTAAATCACTTCATAGAAAGAATTAAAATTTATAACGAAGAAAACTTTAACTATGAAATAATCACAATTCAACTAAAGAACAAATGATCGAAGATGATTTTTACGCAACACTCAAACTAAAAACGGGCGAAGAGATATTCGCAAAAGTAGCAGCGTCTGAGGAAGATGATAGAACAATGTTAATTGTTTCCTATCCTGTAATGGTATCCGAGATCAAAAGTAACAAGTTTGGTATTATTGGATATAAGTTAGAGCCTTGGTTAAAGACAACAACAGAAGATATGTTTATAATGAATCTAAATGATGTTCTTACGATGTCTGAGTCATCGGATATTGAGATGATATCAATGTATCAAAACTTTGTTCGTCAAGCAAATAAGGAAGGAAATCACGCTAAGATTAATCGAAAGATGGGATATATTTCGAATGTTAATGATGCTAAAGATATCTTAGAGAAGATCTTTAAGAGTAGTTAATATATTTTTTAACCTCCACAAAGGTTATTATATACAGTTTGTCATACCTTGTCAACTATTTTTGAAAGTGTTATAATATCTACATAATAATGATAAAAACTTATGATAACTACGGCAGTCATGACCAAGAGAAAGAGGTCAGAGCATTACGTTAACAACAAAGAGTTTCTTACCGCTCTAATTAAGTATCGTGAAGATGTTGAAATAACATTTATTCAAAAGTATGGTAGAGAACCTACGAAAGATGATCGTTCTCAGCGATGGGATACAAAACCTCCTATTCCTCGTTACATTGGAGAGTGTTTTCTGAAGATTGCAAATCACCTGTCATTTAAGCCAAACTTTGTCAACTATATGTTTAAGGAGGATATGATCTCTGATGGAATCGAAAATTGCGTTCAATATGTTCATAATTTTAATCCTGAGAAATCCCAAAATCCTTTTGCTTACTTTACGCAGATTATTCATTATGCATTTCTCCGCAGAATTCAAAGAGAAAAACGCCAACTAGAAATCAAGAATAAAATTATCGAACGCTCTGGTTACAGTGAAGTCTTTGACGATAACAATAGTATTGACGGATCGAACTATAGCGATTATAATTCTATTAAGGACAATGTTCACTCCAAACTTCGCTATTGAATGAAAGTCGCTATCATTACTGACCAGCACTTCGGAGCAAGAAAGAATTCTAAACTTTTTCATGATTACTTTCTGAAGTTTTATAATGATGTATTTTTTCCCACCTTAGAGAAGGAAGGAATTAGTACGATCATTGATATGGGTGATACTTTTGATAGTCGTAAAGGTATCGATTTCTCTGCTCTTTCCTGGGCTAAAAATAATTACTATGATCGTCTCCAAAGCATGGGGATTCAAGTTCATACGATTGTCGGAAACCATACTGCTTACTATAAAAATACAAACGAAGTAAATGCCGTAGATTTGTTACTTCGTGAGTATAATAATGTGACTGTCTACTCAGACCCAACAGAAGTTAAACTAGACAAACTTAATATTCTTTTTGTTCCTTGGATTAATCAGGGGAATGAGGCAAATACTCTTAAGTTGATTGAAAAAACAAAGAGTAAAGTCGTAATGGGTCATCTAGAACTTCATGGATTCAGAGTGAATAAACAAGTCATTATGGATCATGGGTTGGATAGTTCTTTGTTTGATCGTTTTAAACTAGTCTTTTCAGGACACTATCACACTCGCTCCAATAACGGAACAGTATTTTATTTGGGCAATCCTTATGAGATGTTCTGGAGTGATGTGAATGATACAAGAGGATTTCACATCTTTGATACAGATACTTTAGAAAAAGTTTCGATTGATAATCCTTATCGTCTTTTTTACAATATCTACTATGAAGATACAAATTACCAAACCTTTGATACCCGCGAGTATGAAAATAAAATTGTAAGAATCATCGTTCGGAAAAAAACAGATATTAAAAAATTTGAAAAGTTTGTTGATAAACTTTACTCTTGTGGTGTTGCTGAACTGAAAGTTGTTGAAAATTTTGCAATTCAAGAATCGGATGAGTTTGAAGCTTTTGAATCTGAAGACACCTTATCTATTCTGAATAGATATATTGAGGAGGCAGAAATTAGTCTTGATAAATCAGTTATCAATAAAATGATTCAAGAAATTTATCAAGAGGCTTGCGAACTAGTGTAAAATGTATATTCTAACGATTTATGGAAAAGAGGAGGATGGGGCATATTCGGTGCGAGATGAGGATGGCGAACAGATTCTTTATTTGTTCGAGGAGGAGGACGATGCCACTAGATATGCTATGATGTTAGAGGAAGAAGGTAGTCCAGAAATGCATGTTATTGAAATTGAAGATGACATGATGGTAAAAACCTGCGAAATTCATAACTACAAATATACAGTTATAACACCTGATGATATTGTGATTCCCCCTAATAATAGTCATGATTTTATTTAAAACTATAAAGTATAAAAACTTTTTAAGCACTGGTAATCAATTTACTGATATTGATTTTACAAAAAATAAAACCAATTTAATTATTGGAACGAATGGTGCCGGTAAAAGCACAGTTTTAGATGCTTTATGTTTTTCTTTGTATGGAAAACCATTTCGTAAGATTAATAAACCACAAC